GTCCCGCGCCCTCGGCGCCGCCGTCGAGAAACGGGGACGCGATAAGCTGATACTCGGCGTCGAAGATCGCCGAGAACGTCGCCGTCCCGCTGGCGTGAACCCACGACACCGGAACGGCGAAGTCGTCGTCGTCGATGAAGACGGCGCGATCGGAATCAGTTTCGACCGGCATCGGACTTCTTCGCCGGCAAGGTTTCGGACGCCACCGTTGCCAGCGCCGCCGTCTTCACGGCGATCGGATGGTTCTCCGGCAGCGACACGGTTTCGCCCGGGCGGCGCTTGACGCCGTCCAGGACTTCCGTCGTGAGAAGTTTGACGGGAACGGTCTTCATCGGATCAGCCCCGCGTCGACGCGTCGTCGCCCTTCACGGCGCGGTCGGAAGGCGCCTTTTGCGGGGCCTTGTCGACCGGGACGGCCTTGCCACCGGCAATGAGGTTCCGGCCATCCGTTTCCGAAACCTCGACCGTCTGGCCCGCCTTCGCGGGTTCGCCGGCAACGAACGTGTCACGCGTGATTTTCAGTTTCATGCTCTTTCTCCTTTCCTCGAAAAGGCGTCCGCCGCACGGGCGCCCATTGGAGGAAAGGACGCCGCGCAGTGCGGCGTCCTTCCGTTTCCGGATGATGACCGGCTTAGGTAGTGAGCGCGTCGAGCATCGCGGCGAAGGACTGCGGCCGGCGCAGCTGCACGTCGCAATCCTGATGCGCGATCACGCGGACGCCGCCGGACAGGCCAAGCGTGATCGGATCGACCAGGATGTCGACGCCCGACCAGAAGCCGATGGCGAGGTCGGCCCAATTGCCGAAGAAGATCGCCGAGCACACGCCGTTCGACGTGCCCTTGGTCAGGCCAGACGACACCTGGTTCGACACTTCGGTCTTGTAGCCGTTGAGGCCGTCGTCACCCCATACGTACTGCGCCGTCGAAGACGCCTTCTCCGTCTGCTTCAGCTTGCCGCGAACCTTGGCGTTGGTCAGATAGGCAAGCGACCCGATCGCCGCATTGTCGACCGCAACTTCGGTCTCCAGATTGACGACGTGCGCCCAGGTCGGCGCCAGGCCGTTCGTGCCGCCGACGACGGAACCGATGCCGGCCGTCGCGGCGATGCCGGTCGGCTGGCCCGAGGCACCCGTGCCGTGCAGCGCGGCGAGATCGACGCCGAGCGCGATGCCCTGCGCGAGATCGTCACGCACCATCGTCTCGATATCGATCGAGCTTTGCGCCATCATCTTGCGGGTCGCGACGGTATAGGCCGCGATCGTCTTCAGGCGGAAGGAGACCAGGTCCGTCGTGAAGTTGGATTCGGTCGCGTCGCCGCCTTCCGACGAAATCCAGGTCGCCGAAGACGCCGCGTTCTTGCGCGGGATGTCGAGGTCGCCGACCAGATCGTTGAAGATCGTCGCTCCGAGCGCGCGCGTCATCATCGCGTTGCGCAGAACGTCGATGAAGGACGCGGACGCCAGTTCCTTCGCGACAAGGTTGCCGGCGGTCGCGGCAGTGCCGTAGGTCAGCGTCGTGCGAACCTGCGGAACGACCAGGACATCGTTCGGAACCATCACGCCTCGGGCCTCGCGGCCGACCTTCTTCGCTGCCGCCTCGCCGACTTCGAATTCGAACTTGGCGGCTTCCTGTGCCCGGCGGTCGGTCGGGTTGGCCATCGCACGGATGATGCGCATGAAGGAAAACGTCTGCGCTTCCTTCTTCGTCAAGCCGATCTGCGCGGCTGCGGCCATCTTCTCCGGTCCGGCATCGCCGAGCGCGTCGAGCACCACACCACGGAAGGCCGCGACGGTAGAGCCGGCCTTGATCGCTTCGCGGGCCTTATCAGCCATGTTGTGCTTTTCGCCGATCGCCTGGATTTCCGACACGCGCTCGCGCTCTTCGCGCAGCACGTCGTCACGGTTCACTTCAGCGGTACGCTGCGCCGGGGCCGTCGTGGCAGGGGCCGGCTTCTTTTCGTCTTCGGTCGACATGGTCTTCACCTCTTCAAGAGTGAGCTGTTTGAGTTTGTCGTCAGCGCTCCGGCCGATGCCGACAGTGACATCCGCAGGGACGGTGACGAGGCTGATTTCGTGAGGCATCCAGTCGGTCGCCCTGTAGGTTTCGACGCCGTCTTCTTCGCTTTCCAGGCGAAGTTTCCGGATTTCGTAACCGACCGAGATGTTCGACAGTTCGCCGTCACGGACCCGAGCGAGAAATTCAGCTGCGCGTGCCGACTTGCCGAATCGGACGCGGGCGCGGCCCCTGCCGCTCTCCAGCCAAGCTTTCTCGATGACGCCGACTTGATCGTCGACGGTTCGGCTATGGTCGACCAGGAAGGGCGCGCGACCGCTGTCGATGAACGACATGTCGACTTCGCTCTTCTTGTGGCCGAGAACTTCGACCCCCCACCAACGCGGGTAGGGTTCTTCGGACGAAAAGGACAACTCGACGGTCCTGTCATCCTCGCCGGCATCGGCGCGTTCGATCGTTCCGGAGCGGTAAATCCGCTCCGGCAGAGAAATGGATTTGGGCATGGCTATGCTCCTGGCTTGGCGGGCGGAGGTTCGGGCGCCGAGGGCGGCGCCATTATCGCGGCGAACTCCAGGCCGCGTTCGTCGGCCATCTTCTTCGCCTCGGCGATTTCATCGTAGATGTCGGCAAGGTCGCCGCCCTTCGCGGCAACGATGCGCTGCGGCGACGTTAGTCCGGCCTCCATGTTCGCGACGTTTGCGTTCGCTTCGTCGACCGGATTGACCGCCTGCCATCCGCGAGGCTTCCACGCGACTTCGCGGAACTTCTCCAGCTTCGACACGGGCAGCGGCAACGCGCCTGTCAGCATCGCCATCGGCAAAAGCTCGCCGAAGACGACATCGTTGAGATGTTCGGCGAAGAACGTCTGGAGGATGCGCCATTCGTCGCGTTCCTCCGCTTTGCCGACATGCAGGCTGGAGAAGTTCGTTCCCTCGAGATCGTTCGCCAGGCCGTTGTATGAAGCGCCGAGGCCGGCGGCGGCGCCGCGCAGCATCAGCTTCACGAACACGGGGCTTTCACCGTCCGGGTAGCCGGTGTCGAACTTTTCGACGCCGTAGCCGGCCGGTAGCGTTTCCATCATGCCGGGTTCCATCTCTTCGATCTGCGGTTCGTCGGCAGAGATGTTGTCGTCGTCGTTCACCTCGCGCGTGAAGAAGCCCATCTTCGCGGCGCCGGCGCGCGCGGCGGTCAGTGCCGCCTCTTCGAAGCCGCCGAGCATATTGATGCGGCGAAGCGCGGTGTGGCCCCAAGGCATTCGCAGCTGCACGCTGTAATCTTCCGGGATCGCCACATAGCGGATGTCGGACGCCGGGATGCGCACCCGCTCCCCGCCCGAGATGTATCCCGATCCGGCGCGACGCTTGCGGAAGTGCCATGCGACGGGCCGGTCGAGCACGTCGCACTCGACCCCACCACTGACATAGCCGCCGTCCGCGAATTCGGCCTGATAGTCCGTGTCGAGCCGATCCACGGTCAGGAACTGGATTTGAAAGCCGAATGGCCCGTATTCCCGACCCCGAAAGAAGCGGACGAAGATGCCGCCGTCGCGCGGGACCATCATCGCCGCCATCTGTTGCATGTCGAGCCAGGAGAACCGGCCGCAGACGGTGCAGTTGCCACGCTTGCCCCAGGCGGCGAAGGCGCGCTCCAGCAAGACGTTGTCGGGCTTGTCGAGCGTGCCATCCTGGCGGCGAGCCATCGCCTGGAGCGTGATCCCATGCGGTCCGGCAATGTGCCGGCGGCACATGAGCAGGAAGGCGCGGTAATAATCGTTGTTCTGCGCCAGCTGCCGCGAGTGATGGACAAGGCCCATCAGGTCGAGCCGGTGTTCTTCCATCAGCGTCGTCGTGCCGATCGAGAACCCGGCGATGCGGCTC